GTGCGGTGGTCACTGTCTCGGTCTCCTCGGTGGTTGCGGGGCGCAGATCGCGCTGCGCCCCGCCACTGTCAGGCGATACGCTCGCCGGGCTCGATGCCGAACGCGGCGCAGATACGGCTATTGTACAGCCCATGAAATCGCGCTTTCGAGCCCGGCTCGAACGTGGCTACGAACTGCTTCTCGCCCGCTGCCGTGCGTGCGATCAGACATACGTTGCCGACGGAATGCACCAGCTCGAGGGTGACTTCGACCGGCCGCTCTTCGTCGTCGGCGTCGGTGGCGAGATTGAATGCGTACTTGGTCATGCTCTTGGTCTCCTTACTTGATGGCGCGCAGCTGTTCGACCAGCTTGGCGGCTTCGGGGTTGCTCGCGGCCAGCGCCGCGAACCGGGCGGCTTCGCCCTGTTCCTTTTCCAGCTTTTCCAGCTTGGCGAGGATCGCCTTGCGCTCTTCGATAGCGGCCAGCCGGCGGAGGTGGCTCGTGGTGTCGACCTTGTCGACGATCCACTTGACCCCCTCTTCGGTGTCGGCGGCCTCTTCGACATCGACGACGGTGACGCACGCCAGCCCGGCGTTCGGAATGTCGACGACGACGGTGTCGCCCACCTGCGCGTCGGCGATGTCGGTGTAGTAGGCGTACGACTTTCTGTGGCCGGTGTTATGGCCGAACTTCACGTGTACGATCTTCACGGTCTCGGCCTTGGGCTCTTCAGCCTTGTAGGCGGCGTCCTCATCCCGCATCCGCTTCGTCGGGAAATTGGCGTTGTGCGCCTCCGCTGCGGCGTGGGTGTAGCTCACTGGTTCCCATCCGGTCCAGATATCGCCTTGCCATTCCTGCCAGCACCGATCTCCGGTGTCGTCGATGACGTCGAAGTCTCCGGACGCGTACGCGGTCTTGAGTACGCGGTACACGCGGCCGACGGTGTACTCGCCGGGGTATTTCGTCCAGACGCACTTTGCATATTTTGCCATTGTCTCGGTCTCCTCAATTGCGGGCGAAAACAGCTTCGCCGTTGCTGAACGTGCCCAGCTTCCGCAGATCGCCGAAGCTGGCCTCGAACTTCGCTGCGGCCTTGTGGCACCACGCCTCGGCCAGCGGGCGGTCGTCTTTGGGGACCATCCAGTAGGCCACCAGCCCGCAGTATTCGCTGATGCCGAAGTAGGCGTGGCCGTTCTCCATCACGGCGTGGTCCTCGCGGCCCAGCCATTCACTGCACGAGCGGGCCGACGGGAACACGCGGCGCACCTCGTACTGGAAGTTGTCGACCACCCAATCGAAGTCGTCGTCGATGTCGTCGTCGAAGTCGACGTGGCTGTAGGCGACGGCGGTGGCGTTGCGCGGGGTAGAAACTGAACGGCCCATATCGGTAACTCCTCTGTGTTGCTGTCTTCTCTTACCAGTCTCACCGCAGTGTGCAAGCGGTTTGTTGCACACTGCGGTTAGTACCTACCAACTTTCCTTCTGGATGTTGTGGTTGCGGATGGCCACGGCACGGCTCACGGCGGTGTAGGGCTGCTTGCCCCAATGCTCACCGGCGTCGCGTGCGTCGTCCTTGTCGGCGTACCAGTCCGCATCGAAGGGGTTGTCCACCAGCAGGCGCATACCGTCGTGCTTGCGAAGATACTTGCCGGTCTTCTTGCAGCGGTTCACAAACATATCAGTCTCTCCTCGGTCTGAAGGGGCGGGGGCCGAAGCCCCCGATCCAGTTAGCAGGCGACAATCTCGACGGTCACCATCGAGCGGATGAAGTCGAGGCGGGCGGCGTTGTGCGCCTTGGCGGCGGCGTTCTGCTGGCGCGTCATGTACGGGCCGGTGCCCTTGACGTAGTACAGCGGGTGGCCTTCGATCCCGAAGTCGCGCTCGAACCACACGTCCTGCAGGTTGCCCTCGGCGGTCTTGGCTGCCCGCTCGGCGTCGAGCGAGTGGCCGCTCTTGATGATCCGGCCGGTGGCCTTGCTGATGATGGCCCATGCGGCGGTGACGTCGCGCTTGCCCTTGTAGGTGTCGGTCTGGCCGTTCGAGAAGGTGGCGGTGATGGTCATGTCGGTCACTCCGGTATGCGTTGCTGATGTCTCTGCATAGCAGCTGGTCGGCAGGATGCAACCGCTAATTGCATATTGCGGTTTGTACCTAGCAAAATTTTGCAAGTAGGCGGTTCGGTGGCTGCAACAGCTGCAACACGACGCAACACGTTGCAGCTGTTGCAAGTTGCAGACCTGCAACGCGCAACACGCAACAGCACTTAACTTTCTTTTTCAAAGTTGCTGTTGTCGTGTTGCGTGGTGCAAGTAAAGTGTTGATGGGGAGGCGTGTTGCGTTGGCCGCCCCCTCGTGCTATTGGCCGCCCCTCGTACATTGAGGAGCGTCGGGACGTGTGGACCAATGCGGATGAGGTGAAGGCTTTCATCGAAGAGCACAAGGGTGGTCGGTGGGAGGTGGGGGACCGTTTCGTGCTCCCCGACATCGAACAGTCGTACACGGCGGTCGCTGTCAGGCCGTTCAAGCACAGGGGCAAGTTCAAGCTGTTCGTGGACTTCGAGGCGCAGTGCGCGGTCGAGGGCTGCGAGGAGTACCTGATCGTCACGAAGGAAGTCCATCAGTGGATGGCTTCGCCGCACGTGGTGCGGTGTTGTGACGAGCATCGTGGCGGCTTCCGAACGGGAATGGCGGATGCGTGGAAGACGCGCGAGCAGCGGGAGGCTGCGGCGGCCAAGCGCGCGGCGAAGGAGGCGAAGGGGCCGACGCTGCCGAAGCTGGGGCGCGTCGAACAGACCGTGGCGGATGTCCTCGCGGACTTCGCGCTTGTGGCGGATCGCGTTGCGGCCAGCGACGTGATCGGGAAGGCGGCTGCGGCGCTGGATCGACCGGCGGCAGGCAAGCGGGACACGCGCCGGCAGGTGGCGGCTCGTGCGCTGGTCTCGCTGGCACGCGCCGGCCGCGTGGTTGTGGAGGGCGAGGAGGTGTTGCTTTGATCCTTGCGCCCGCTGCGCTACTCGGGCACTATCGCGGCGCAGGCGGGATCGTATTGGAAGGCGGTCCCGCTTGCGCCAGTGGCTGGCCGGTGTTATCTCTTCGGGAGCAAAGGATCGAGCATGGCAGAGCGAAAGAGCAAGCGGACGGACGCGGTGATCGAGCGGATCGTGGCGGGGTTGTCGGATGGCATTCCGCTGCGCCAGCTGTGCCGTGAGGACGGGATGCCATCGGCGCGTGCGGTGTATGATTGGATGGCTCAAGACGCCGAACTTGCTTCGCGCATCGCGCACGCGCGTGACGTGGGCTTCGACGCCATCGCCGAAAGCGTCTTCGACATCATCGACGACTGCCCGGCCATTTCCGACCACGTGCAACGCGCCAAGATGCGCGCTGAGTACCGCCTCAAGCTGCTGGCCAAGTGGTCGCCCAAGCGGTACGGCGACAAGCAGACGCACAGCATCGGCGGCGACCCCGACGCGCCCGCCGTGGCCATCGAGCAGACCGGCGTCGCGCCGGACGTGCTGGCCGAACTGACGAAGGCGCTGCTGGCGAAGCAGTAGGGCGGCCCCCGCCCGCAACAGGAGACAGATGTTGCAGAAAATTGCAAAGTGGCTCAACCCGTGGGCCGCCCTTGCCGACGCCGAGCGTCGCATCGCCAACCTTCAACACAACATCAGCGCGCTCGACGCCGCACTGGTGAGCGCGTGCGACCGGTACGACCGCCTGCGCGCCGCCAACGCCCAGCTGCGCGATACCCTGACGCTGTACCGCAACACGGCTGCGTGACGAGCGTCGACCCCGCCCTGCTGGCCCAGCTCGACGAGAAGCAGGCCGCCTTCCTGCTGTGGCAGGCGCGATGGCGCGCGACTGCGCGCGACCAACAAATCCCGCCGGACGACTTCCAAGAATGCGGCTACCTCGCCGGCCGTGGCTACGGCAAGACGCGCGTCGGCGCGGAATGGCTGGCGCGCGAGGCCTACCTCGATCCGCACGGCTACCCCAACGCGGTGATCGCGCCGACCTACAGCGACGTCAAGTTCACGTGCTTCGAAGGCGAGAGCGGCCTGCTGTCGGTCATCCCGCAGGAACTGCTCAAGGCCTACAACAAGTCCGACATGGTCATCGAGATGTACAACTGCGTCGGCGACGTGGTCACCATCCGAGGCTTCACGGCGGAAAAGCCCGAGCGACTGCGCGGGCCGCAGCACGCGCGCATATGGGGCGACGAACTGGCCGCGTGGATGTACGATGACGCGTGGGACATGGCCATGATGGGCCTGCGTCTCAGCACCGCGCCAAAGGTGTTGTGGACCACCACGCCGAAGCCGCGCCCGCTGGTCCGCAAGCTGGTCGCGCCCAAGCCCGGCCGCGTCATCGTCACCGGCGCGACGTACGACAACCGCGCCAACCTGCCGGACGCATTCTTCGCCCAGCTCGAGCAGTACGAGGGCACGACGCTGGGGCGGCAGGAGCTGCACGGTGAGCTGATCGACCCCGAAGAAAGCGGCATCGTCAAGCGCAGCTGGATGAACCTGTGGCCGGCGGACAAGCTGCTGCCCCGCTTCGACTGGATCATCATGTCGCTGGACACGGCGTACACCGAGAAGCAGCTCGACAAGAAGGGCGACCCCGACCCGTCGGCCTGCGGCGTGTTCGGCGTCTTTCAGCACAAGGGCATGAGCCACGTCATGCTGCTGGACTGCTGGGATGAGCACCTCGGACTGCCGGACCTGATGCGGAAGGTGAAGAAGGAGAGCAACGTCGCGTACGGCGACGACGAGGACCAAGCCCTCATCAAGCCGCTGTACGGCTCGAGCAAACCGCTGACGTCGGGCCGCAAGCCGGACATCATCCTGATCGAAGACAAGGGCAGCGGCATCAGCCTGCGCCAGTCGCTGGCCGAGGCAGGGATCGAAGCCTACGCGTATAATCCGGGGCGGGCGGACAAGCTGACGCGGCTGCACATCGTGTCGCCCGTCTTCGCGCAGCGCCGGTTCTGGCTGCCCGAAAGCCAGAAGCACAAGGGCCAGCCGCGCACGTGGTGCGAGCCGCTGGTCGCGCAGCTGTGCAGCTTCACCGGCCCCGGCAGCGTCAAGCACGACGACTACGTGGACGTCACCAGTCAGGCCTTGCGCCTGTGCATGGACAAGGGCATGGTCCGGCTGATTAAGGACAAGCCCAAGACGGGCGGCGACAGGCCGCCGCCGAAGGTAGTGAGGAACCCATATGCCCAATGATTTCATCGCCGTGCTTGTGTGGGTGTCGCTTGCCGTGCTTGCGTTCGTGTGGCTGATGCTGCCCGATGAAGGAGACGATTGATGGACGTGCTGCTTTTTGCATTGATGTACTTCACCGCCGGCGTGGTGCTGCTGTGGTACGACGTCGCCACGTGCGAGGGCTGCGCCGACGATCTGCGGAAGCACGGCTGGCTGCTGGTGGCGACCGTGGCCTTCGCGTGGCCGGTCTTTCTCGTGGCGTCGCTGTACGACCGGCTGACCGGCCGGTGAGCGCCGACGTCATCGAGCTGGCTGCCGTGCGCGCCGAGCGCGAGCCGCACCTTGCCGGTGAGGCGCGCTGCACCAACTGCGGCCACCAGTGGGCTGCCGTCGCGCCCATCGGCACGTGGCAGCTGGAATGCCCGTCGTGCGAGACGCTGCACGGCCTGTGGCGGTGTCACGTCGGCGCGGACGACGGGGATTTGACGCTGCGCTGCAAGTGCGGCTGCGAGGCCATGACGGCGTACATTGACGGCGGGCGCAAGTGGGTGAGATGTATGCGCTGCGGCACCGATCAAACGGACGCCTTGTTCAACGGGTAGCTTCTGTGCTACGAAGGGGGCTGACGCTTCGCGCACACCCGCCAAGGATCAACGATGGACGACGAGAACGAACTGCCCGAAGGCGAAGTGGTTGACTTCGAGCAGGAGGACAGCAGCGTCGAGGACACCGAGGACGGCGGCGCTATCGTGCGGCTGGACGACGACGAGGAAGGTCCGCCGGAAGGCGAGAGCGACTTCTACGCCAACCTCGCCGAAGAGATGGGCGAGCAGGAGCTGGACCGCATCGCGTCCACCTTCCTCGATCTGATCCCGAAGGACCGCGACGCCCGCAAGCGCCGCGACGAGCAGTACGAGGAAGGCCTGCGCCGCACCGGTCTCGGTGACGACGCGCCCGGCGGCGCGCAGTTTGAAGGCGCATCGAAGGTTGTGCATCCGATGCTGACCGAGGCGTGCGTGGACTTCGCCGCCCGCGCCATGAAGGAGCTGTTCCCGCCGGAAGGGCCCGCCAAGGACTACGTCCCCGGCAAGGTGACGGCGGACAAACTGCAGAAGGCCAAGCGCAAGACGACCCTGCTGAACTGGCAGATGACCGTGCAGGCACCGGAGCTGCGGTCGGAGCTCGAGCAGCTGATGACGCAGGTGCCGCTGGGTGGCGCGCAGTACCTCAAGCTGTCGTGGGAAACCCGCCGCAACCGGCCCGGCTTCCTGTTCGTGCCCATCGACGACCTGCTGCTGCCGTTCGCGGCCACCAACTTCTACACCGCGCAGCGCCGCACACACGTGCAATACGTGACGCAGCTCGAGTACGAGCAGCGCGTTCGCAGCGGGATGTACCGCGACGTCGAGCTGGCCCCGGCTGGCATGGAGCCGGAGCAGTCGGTCGCCGGGCAGGCCAACGACAAGATCGAAGGCCGCGACGCCAACAGCTACAACGAAGACGGCCTGCGGACGATCTACGAGGTCTACGCCACCACCGACCTTGAAGGCACCGGCGAGGCCTCGCCGTACATCATCGCCATCGACAAGCCGAGCGGCAAGGTGCTGTCGATCTACCGCAATTGGGACGAGGACGACGAGACCCGCGAGGAACTGCAGTGGTTCGTCGAGTTCCCGTTCATTCCGTGGCGCGGCGCGTACCCGATTGGCCTGCCGCACATGATCGGCGGCCTGAGCGGCGCGGCGACCGGCGCGCTGCGCGCCCTGCTGGACGCGGCCCACATCAGCAACAGCCAGACGATGCTGAAGCTCAAGGGCGGCACGTCGGGCGGCCAGTCGCTGGAAATCCAGCCGACGCAAGTCCTTGAAATTGAAGGCGGATTGAACGTCGACGACGTGCGGAAGCTGGCCATGCCGCTGCCGTACAACCCGCCGAACGCCGTGCTGTTCAGCCTGCTTGGCTTCTTGGTCGATGCGGGCAAGGGCGTGGTCCGCACGTCGATGGAAGACATCGCGGACACCAACCAGAACGCGCCGGTCGGCACCACGCTGGCCAAGATCGAGCAGGGCATGACCGTGTTCTCCTCGATCCACGGCCGCCTGCACGACGCGATGGCGCGGATGCTGCGTATCCTGCACCGCCTCAATGCCATGTACCTCAACGACGAGGACTTGGAGCACGAGGCGGGCGAGGAGCTGGCGACGCGCGCCGACTTCGAGGGGCCGCTGGACGTCGTGCCGGTCAGCGACCCCAACATTTTCTCGGAGACGCAGCGGTTCGCGCAAATTCAGGCGGTCGCCCAGCGCGCCGCTGCGATGCCGCAGCTGTACGACGCCCGCAAGGTCGAAGAGCGGCTGCTCGAGACGCTGAAAATCCCGAACGCCAAAGACCTGCTGGTGCCGGCGTTGCAGCCGAAAGAGCAGAACGCGGTCAACGAGAACGTCGCGGCGTCGCTGGGCAAGCCGATCACGGCCTTTCCGGAGCAGGACCACATCGCGCATATCGCCACGCACGTGGCGTTCCTGCAGAGCCCGATGTTCGGGGCCAATCCGATCATCGCGCCGTCGTTCCTGCAGGTGATGCTTGGCCACCTGCGCGAGCACTTGGTGCTGTGGTACGCGGCCACCGTGTTCGACATCGCCACCGAGGCCACCGGCCGCGACATCGGCGACATGATCCGCGAGATGGCCGACGAGAAGCCGGACGAAGCCGAGCGCAAGGCGCTGGATCAGATGCTGGCCGTTGCCGCGAGCGCGACGCTGCAGAGCGCCGGCCAAGTGCCGCAGTTGCAGCAGCTGCCGCCGATAATCCAGCAGGCGCAGCAGCTGTTGCAGCAGTTTGCCCCGCAGCCGATGCAAGACCCGCGCATTGCGCTGGAAGGCCAGAAGCTGCAAATTCAGCAGCAGACAGCCCAGCAGCGCGCGCAGATGGACCAGATGCGGCTACAGGCCGACCAGCAGCAGGCGCAGATCGACGCGCAGATCGAGCAGCAGCGGCTGCAGCAGGACGCGCGCATCGAGCAGCAGAAGCTGGCGGTTGACATTCAGCAGCAGAACGCCGAGGACCAGCGCAAGGCCGCTGAACTGCAGGCGCGGCTGGCCATGAACCAGCAGGACAACGCCACGGCGATGGAAATCGCAATGGCCGAGCTGGCTTCGGGCGAACGCGTGGCAGTGAGCACTGGAACGGGCATCAACCCGAACCCGTTTGAGTAAGGGATAATACTTATGGCTGAGAAGAACGACGCGAAGCTGTCCGGCAAGGGTAACGTGCCGGTGAACAGCGAGAACACCAATATGCACAAGCTGATGAAGATGGGCATGAGCCCGAAGGTCGAAGTCAGCGGCGGCAAAAAGACCCCGGCGTGAAGCTGGAAACGCTACTTCAACGCTTGGAGACAGAGCAAGCTGCGCTTGCTGCCGGAGCGTTGAAGCAGCCGGCATCCCGCGATCTGTTCGAGTACGGGCGGGTTGTGGGGATGTACGCTGGCCTCGAGCTGGCGAAGACTGCCTTGCTGGACCTTGTGTCCGAGCGGGACAAGAAGGATTTTTTCCTTTGAGACGTAGGAGCGCAACACATGAAGGAACTGTCGAACAGCGTTGAGTTCGGCTACGAGAACGTGGACGAAGCATTCCCGCCGTGTGACCCCGGCGTGGTTCCCTTCGGAAGCCGCGTACTCGTGCAAGTCCGCACGCCTCGGTCGAAGACCAAGGGCGGCATCATTCTCACGACCGAAACTCGCGAGACCGACGCGTGGAACACGCAAGTGGCGAAGGTCATTGCCGTGGGCGATCTGGCCTTCCGCAACCGCACCACGATGGAAAAGTGGCCGGAAGGCAGCTGGTGCGACGTCGGCGACTTCGTGCGCGTGCCGAAGTACGGCGGCGACCGTTGGACCGTGAAGACCGCAGACGGCGAAGACGAAGCTCTCGTCGTGATCTTCAACGACCTTGACCTTGTGGGCCGCGTCACCGGCGACCCGCTGGCAATGAAGGCGTTCATTTAAGGAGCACAGACGATGGATTTTGGAGACGCGCTGCGCCTCGCGCGAACTGGCTCGCGCATCGCCCGTGAGGGGTGGAACGGCAAGGGTATGTTCGTCTACCACGTGCCTGCGGCGGCCTATCCCGCTCAGCGCAACGAGCGGGGCACTATGCTCGGGATGTTCCCTGACGACATGGTTCCCTATGGGGCGTATCTGGCGATGAAGACCGCGCAGAACAACGTGGTGCCTTGGTTGGCATCGCAGACCGACATTCTTGCCGATGACTGGCTTGAAGTGCAGGAGACTACCAATGGCTGACACCACGATTACCGAGAACGATGACGACGAGCTGATCCCGACCGAAACCCCGCCGGCCGACGACGCCGACGCGGACGATGCGGGCACCGACGACGCCGATGATGACGTTGGCGGCGAGGCCGAAGACGAGGATGATGGCGACGACCGCCTCGCCGAGAGCGAGGACGACCACGAAGAGGAAATCGCCACCAACCGCAAGCGCCGCCAGAAGCGCCGCGAGGTGCAGAAGAAGGCGAAGGAGCGGGCCCAGCGCGAGCTGGAAATGCTGCGCCAGCAGAACGCTGAGCTGCTGCGCCGCGTGTCGGCTGTCGAAGGCCACGTGACCAATACGAACGTGCAGTCGATTGACGCGCGCTTCAATCAGGCGCTGGCCGAAGTGCGGCAGGCCGAGGCGATCATCGCCAAGGCGACCGAAGCGGGCAACGGCGAGGATGTCGTGGCCGCGATGCGTATCCGCGACGCAGCCATCGCCAACGCGCAGCAGCTGCAGGCCGCCAAGCAGCAGTTCCAAGCTGTCGCCAAGATGCCCAAGGTCGATCCGGCCGTGGCGTCGTATGCCCAGCAGTGGCTGCAGGCCAACCCGTGGTACGACCCGAAGGGCGGCGACCGCGACAGCGCGCTGACCAAAGCCATCGACAACGAGCTGGCGCGCGAGGGGTATGATCCCAAGTCGCGCGAGTATTGGGAAGAACTGACGAACCGAGTGTCCGAGGCATTCGGGACCATCAGCGGGGCGCAGGAGCGCGCCCCCCGCACGAAGCGCAAGACGCCGCCGCCGACCGGTGCCTCGCGTGAACACGCTCCGGCGAGCACGAAGAAAGAAATCTACGTGACACCGGAGCGCAAACAGGCTATGATCGAGGCCGGTGTGTGGGATGATCCCGCACAGCGCCAACGCTACTTGAAGGCGTATCAGGCCTACGACAAAAGTTCGGCTCGCTGAAACAGGAGTGAGACAACATGACGACAGGTACTGAGGACACCCGCCTCAAGAGGGACATTGACGCTGCTGGTAGCCGGACCAGCCGCCGCTCTGCTGACCGCGAGGTTGCCGAGAGCCGCGAGCTGACCGATGACGACCGGCTTGAAATGTTCCGTATGCAACTGCATAACGACGCACTTCCTGATTTGCCGGACGTTCCGGGCTATCATATGTGCTGGCTCACGACCACCAATCCGCGCGATCCCATCCATCGGCGCATCCAGCTCGGTTACGAGCCGGTCAAGCCGGAGGAAGTCCCCGGAATGGAATATGCCTCGGTAAAGACCGGCGAATGGGCCGGTTTCATCGGGGTGAACGAGATGCTCGCGTTTAAGCTGCCCATGAGCCTCTACCAGAAGTTCATGCAGGAAGCTCACCACGATGCTCCGCTCCGTGAGGAAGACAAGCTGGCCGAAGTCGCGGACATCATGCGCGAACAAGCCGAGCGGTCTGGCAGCAATATGTACGAGGGTGACGGCCTTTCGGAAATGCGTGAATTTAACCCCCGCGCGCCACAGCAGTGGTGAGCGGGACACGCAACAATCCATGAGGTAAATGGCTATGTCTTCGACTTCCCAGCCGTTTGGCCTGCGTCCGGCGTACTCGCCGAGCGGTGTGGTTCGCCCCACCGCTTACTCGATTGCTTCGGGCTACAATGCCAACATTCTGCAGGGCCAGCCGGTTAAGATCGGCACCGACGGCACCCTGCAGGCCGCCGCCATCGGTGATCGTTTCATCGGCGCTTTTCAGGGCGTCGAGTTCACCGACAGTGACGGTCGCCGTCGCGTGAGCAACAAGTGGACCGCTTCGACTGCGGCTTCCGACATCGTTGCCTATGCGACCCTCGACCCGACGCTGGTGTATGAAATTCAGGCCAATGGCCCGGTGGCGGTTTCCGACATCGGTTCGCAGGCTGACTTCGGCACCATCACCGCTGGCTCGACCGTCACCGGTCTGTCGGCTGTCGTGCTCGACACCGCCACGCTGACGAATAGCGGCAACGCTTCGCTGCGTATCATCGACATCATCTCCGGTCCGGATAACGCGCCGGGCGATGCGTACACCGTCGTTCAGGTTCAGGTCGCTGAGCACCAGAACGTCGCTGACCGCGCTGCTTACTAAGGAGGGCTGACACATGGCAACCCCGATGCGGAGTACTGACTTCCGCTCCATCGTCGAGCCGATCCTGAACGAAGAGTTCAACGGCGTCTATGACCAGCGCGCTGACGAATGGGCGCAGGTCTTCAAGGAGTTCAAGGGTATCCCCCGGAACTACCACGAAGAGCCTGTCCTGTACGGCTTCGGTGCGGCTCCGGAACTGCCTGACGGTATGCCGGTGACCTACCAGAGCGGCGGCGTGCTGTTCATCCAGCGGTACATCTACCGCGTCTATGGTCTGGCTTTCGCTCTGACCAAGGTGCTGGTGGAAGACGGCGACCACATCCGGATCGGGCAGACCTATGCCCGCCATCTGGCTCAGTCGCTGGTCGAAACCAAGGAAACGCTGGGTGCGAACATCCTGAACCGCGCGTTCAACGGTGCGTATGTCGGCGGCGACGGCGTGTCGCTGGTCAACACCGCCCACCCGATTGCCAACGGCACCTTCTCCAACCAGCTGTCGACTGCGGCCAACCTGTCGCAGACTTCGCTGGAACAGATGCTGGTGCAAATCCGCAACGCGGTGGACAACAACGGCAAGCGCATTCGTCTGACCCCGAAGAAGATCGTGACGGGTCCGTCGAACGTGTTTCAGGCTGAAGTGCTGCTGAAGTCGGCGCTGCGGGCTGGCACTGCCAACAACGACATCAACCCCGTCAAGTCGATGGGGCTGCTGGCGGACGGTCAGGCCAACCTGTCGCGTATCACCTCCACCACCGCGTGGTGGGTGCAGACCGACGCTCCGGAAGGCCTCAAGCTGGCCATGCGCCGTGGTCTGGAAAAGAGCATGGAAGGTGACTTCGAAACCGACTCCATGCGCTACAAGGCCACGGAAAGGTATGCGTTTGGTTGGACCGATCCGCGCGGCGTGTACGGCACCGCTGGCGTCTAACCGACCCTGCCGTTGGTAAGACGGTAGATATGCCCCCCGGAGCCTCGTGCTTCGGGGGGCATTTGTTTGATCCTAGCGCGCAGGCTCCTATTGTGGTATATCCGACCAGCTAGCATCCACCTTTTGCAAAAGGATCGACTACCAATGGCAACCTACATGACCGGCGCGCTGCAGACTGGCACGGGCCTCGACAACACTGGCGCTGACACCGGCACCGTGGTTCTGACGCAGACTGGCGTCGTCAGCTTCGACGACACGCTGGTGCAGGACTTGACCTTCGTGCTGCCGGCCAACGCGCAGATCATCGACTTCAACGTCGATGCCCTGACCGGCTACGACAGCGCCACTTCGGCCACCCTGTCGGCCGGCACCACCTCGGGCGGCACTGAATATCTGAACGGCATCAACGTGAAGACCACCGGCCGCAAGTCGAATGGCTACTCGGCCGCTCAGCTGGCCGCGATTGCCGACATCGGCACTGACACTGATGTGGTCGTGACCGTGACTTCGGTCGGCCAGCCGACCGCCGGCAACGTGCGCGTCACCCTGCTGTACGTCCAGAACTGATCGGGCTGGGGGTGCTTCGGCACCCCCGCCTTTCTATAGGAGGCCATCGTGGCTGACGCTGTTACCTCTCAGATTGTCTTCGACGGCGAACGCGAAGCCGTGATGAAGTTCACCAACATTTCCGACGGCACCGGCGAAGTCGCCGTGCTGAAAGTAGACGTGTCCGCGCTCGCCCCGAACATTTTCGGCAAGGCCTGCGACGGCGTCTCGCTCGACCGCATCCACGCCTCGATCAACGGGATGTCCGTTGCTGTGCTGTGGGATGCGACCGCTGACGTTCCGGCTGTGATCCTCGCGCCGGGGATGTACACCTTCGACCACGGCAAGCGTGTCCAGCTGCCGAACAACGCTGGCGCTGGCAAGACCGGCGACGTCCTGTTCACCACCATCGGCGCGGGCGCGGGGGATACCTACTCCATCGTGCTCGAGATGGTGAAGCACTACGCCGCCTGACGATGGCCGGTGCTTGGACCCGCAAGGAGGGTAAGAACCCCGAAGGTGGGCTGAACGCCAAGGGGCGCGCCTCGCTGCGCGCCCAAGGCCACGACATCAAGCCGCCGGTAAGCGCCAAGCAAGCCAAGAAATCGCCGAAGGCCGCCGCCCGCCGCAAGAGCTTCTGCGCTCGCATGGGCGGGATGGAGGGGCCGATGAAGGACGAGAAGGGCCGACCGACGCGCAAGGCGCTGGCCCTCCGCAAGTGGGATTGCAAGGCTGACGGTGGCCTCGTCACCGGCGAGAATATTGCAGAGGGCAACACTGTGGTTCCTGACATCACGTTCATGGCGCAGCCGCTTGCCGCGCAGCCTCAGCCGACGCAGTCGCTGGCGGTGTACCCGCAGGGGCTGCTGCCTCTGGCCGTGAACCCGCTGGCTGACCCCGCACACACGGCTGCGATCCGCGCCCGCCGCGTGGCGCAGTTGGGCGAGCCGCGTGTTGTCCAGCTCGAGCAGGCGCAGGCTGCGCGAATGCTCGGCATCAAGCCGCAGGCTCCCGTGGTGGATCGCGCGGCGGAGAAGGCCGCTCGCGCCGCCGCCATGCGCGCCCGCCGCGTCGCGCAGCTCGGCGAAGCGCGCGTCGCGCAGCTTGAGCAGGCGCAGGCGGCTCGACAGGGCGCGCTGCCGGGCGGCATGGTCTCTCCGGCCATCATGCCTCCGAGCTACGTCCCGACCGGCGCGCCGATGCCGGTTCAGAGCTACACCCAGCTCGCGCAGCCGCAGATGGCTCCGCTGAGCATTCAACCGCAAGGACTGATCCGATGAAGGGTTTCAAGAACAGCAGCAAGACGCAGTATTCCGCTGGCGGCTGCGATGAGTACGCCAAGGGCGGCAAGGTCCGTGGCGCGGCGAAGGTCGGCAAGGTCATGCGCGAGTTTAAGTCCGGCGAGCTGCACAGCGGCTCGAAGAAGGGCCCTAAGGTGACCAATCCGAAGCAGGCGGTCGCCATCGCGCTGAGCGAGGCCCGCGCAGCCGGCGCGAAAATTCCGCAGAAGCCGGTCAAGAAGCGGGACGGCGGCGCTGTCGCCCGTGGCAATCGGATGCAAGAGCTGGAAGCCCGCGAAGAGGCCGCGCTGATCCGCGAGGGGCGCGCCCGCGCGCGTCGCGAGGCTGCGGAAGAGCGCGCCAACCCGCGCTACTCGTCGGAAGACCCGCCGTCCGCTGTGCGCGAGACCACCGTCACCCGCGAAGTCGTTCCGGCGCGCCGCAAGCTTCCGCCGAAGGGGTCTTTCATGCAGGAGCCCATCGTGCGCGACATCATGCGCTCGGTCGGCCTCAAGCATGGCGGTCTCGCCGTAAAGAAAGGTAAGTGAGAATGTACGGAGAAGATTTGGCTGCTTTTCTGCGCGTCAATCCGCAGCAAATGGGCGGGATGCTGCAGAAGTACGGCATCGCGGGAGGCTCGCAGCAGGGCATGGTGCCAGTGCCTGAGCCTCAGCCCGTGGCAATGCCTGAGCCTCAGCCCGTGGCAGTGCCCACTCCGGTAGCGCCGCAGTCGGTAGTACAAGAGCCTATGGCACCGCAGGCGAACCCCAACTTCGACCGGAATGCCGCTCTTCAACAATACAATCGGTACGTGAGCGGCCTCATGGGCAGCGGCGCTCTTGCCGATCCAAGTATCGCTGCCATTGCGCGCCAGCAGCAGGGCATCCTCCGGGACGCCACGGTGCGTAATCCGAACGCCACCGCAGCTGACCATGAGCGTGCGTTGCAGATTGCGCTGGGCGCGTTCAACAGCGCGCGGCTGCCGGAGCCGGCAGGATCGTCTCCGGACTTCGCTGTCGCGCCAGCCGAAAATACGCCGTTCATCGCGCCGTTGGGGTCTTCGCCGGACTTCGCTGTCGCTCCGCAGCCGGACCTCAACTTCGACCGAAACGCTGCGCTCCGCGACTACAACACCTACGTCAGCCAGCTGTTGCAGCGCGGGCCGGGCTATTCCCCCGACGCTGCTGCGATTGCTCGCCAGCAGCAGGGCATCCTTCGGGACGCCACGCAGCGCAACCCAAACGCCACCGCTGCGGACCACGAACGGGCATACGGCGCAGCGCAAGCGGCATTCAACCGCGCATACTACGCCCCGCTGGGTTGACACACGCCTCGGGTTGCCCTGACGGGCGGGACAGGCTATAGTGCTAGGGCCAGAGATGCTTGCTGGTCCTAGCAAGCTGCTGCCCTAACCGAGCGAGCACGTCTTATGGCCTATTCCGGCACCGTTTCTCAGACCACGTTCAACACGCGCCGCGTCATCGAGAACGCCGCGCGTCGCTGCAAGCTGCCCGCGCAGTCGCTCAGCGCCGAGCACATCGACATCGCCAACGACCAGCTGTATCTGCTGCTGAGCGATTTGTCGAACCGTGGCATCCAGCTGTGGACCATCGAGAAGCAAATCTACCCGCTGTACGACGGCGTCTCCGCGCTGGTGACCGACACCGGCACCGTCGATGTGCTGAACAGCAACCTGCGGACGCTGCAGCAGGTGACCGGCATCAATTTCACCGACCCGACCTTCCGCGAGGTGGACTTCACCGACGCGGTTGTCGTATCGACCGTGGGCATCAAGTGGTCCGCCGCATCCGCGCCGATTGACCTGCAGCGCAGCGACGACGGCATCACGTGGACCACGGTGCAGAGCGAGACCCCTTCCGCAACCGCAGGGCAGTGGACTTGGTACGATCTGGAAAGCGCCGTGGGCGCTCGGTACTTCCGCGTGCTGGCCACCGCCGGCACCCTCGACTTCGAGCGCATCTACCTCGGGAACACGCCGACGGAAATTCCGCTGTCGCGCCTGAACCGCGACGACTACACCAACCTGCCGAACAAGTCGTTCAAGAGCAATCGCCCGTTGCAGTATTGGTTCGACCGGCAGGTACAACAGCCGGTTATGCACCTCTGGCCGGTGCCGAACGATAGCGCCGAAGACTACCAGATCGTTCTCTGGCGGCAGCGGTACATCATGGATGTCGGCACCATGACGCAGGAGATTGAGGTGCCGCAGCGGTGGTACGAAGCCATCGTGGCAATGCTGGCCGCGCGGCTGGCGCAAGAGTACATCGAGGTTGACGCCAGCCTGATCCCTGTGCTCGACCAGAAGGCCGAGCGGTCGCTGTACATCGCGCAGCAGGAAGAGCGGGATAACAGCCCGATGACCATCGCGCCCAACATTGCGATGTATACGAAATAATGCCTAGTGATGGCTTCCTTGATACCCGAGGCAAGCAGTGGCTGGCCGTCGGGCTTTGCGACCGGTGCAAGCGCAAGTTCCCGCTCGAAGAGCTGTGGAGCGACCGCAACAATCCGGCGCTGAAAGTGTGCAAGGAAGACCTCGACGACTATGACCCGTGGCGGTTGCCCGCGCGGGCCGGCGAGCAGATCGCGCTGAGGTACGCGCGGCCGGACGAGGGGCTGGACTGATGCCGCTGTTCCTCAACACGCGCGGACGCACCACGCTTGGCATTGGCATCTGCTCGCGCTGCAGCCGCAAGTTCCCGCTGGACAAGCTGCAGCCGGACCCGAACTTTCCGGGGCTGCGGGTGTGCGACGCTGACCGCGACCACTACGACCCGTACCGGCTGCCGGCGCGGCAGACCGAGAACATCACGCTGCCGTTCACGCGCACGGATACACCCATCCCGACCAATCCGAACGGCGTCATCTCGCAGGATCAGAACGACTTCCTGATTTCCGAAGACGGCGATGACTTCCTGATCTTCTTCGGGGACAACGAGCTATGAGCACGCCAACCAATCTGATCCCCACCAAGATCACCCAGCTGCCGGAGTATGTCGGCAGCAGCACGCTTGGCTATATGCCCTACGTGCTCGAGGGGCGCACGTACAAGGTCCAGTTCGCCACCATCGCAGCCGTTGGCGCGGTGCCGTCGTCGCGCGTGATCGCCACGGGCACCGGGCTGACCGGCGGCGGAGACCTGTCGGCTGACCGCACCATCGCCGTAGCCGATGGCGGGATCGGCTTCGAGCAGCTGGCCCCGAGCGGCGTAGCCGCTGGCGTGTACGGCTCCGGCGCGTCTGTGCCGGTGCTGGACATCGACGCAACCGGTCGCGTCGTCAGCGCCACCGTAGCCCCGCTGAACGTAGTAGGCTTTGTTCCCGACACCCGCACCGTGACCGCCGGCGCGGGTCTCCTTGGCGGAGGCGACTTGGCCTCCGACATCACTTTGTCGGTCAGTTTCTCCTCTAGTACGCCTGAGCCGCTGGGCACCGCAACCGCTGGTGTCGCTTCTGTTGCCGCGCGCGAGGACCACGTTCACCCTGCAGTGAACCTGTCCGACGCAAACCAAACCCAAGGCGCGCTCCCCTTGGGTCGCGGCGGCACCGGCGATGCCCTGTCTCCCATTGCCGGTGCCGTCGTTTACTCCGGAAACCTTCACTTCGCGCTGTCCGGTGTGGGGCTGACCGGCCAAGTGCTCACGTCCGGCGGTCTCGGCGCGCCGACGTGGGAGAGCCACCTCACCGGCATGGATTACGTCGATTTCGACACGACCGCTGTCGTGTCGAGCGCCGTGGGCCGCCTCAACTGGAACGCCGGCGACGGCACGCTCGATCTTGGGCTGGTGGGCGGCAACGTCGTCAATCAGCTCGGCCAAGAGCTGAACCTGCGCGTTCGCAACCTCACCGGCGCGGACATCACCGACGGGCAGGTTGTGCGGGTCACCGGCGCGTCGGGCAACCGCATGACCGTGGCGCTGGCGCTGGCCGACGGCGACGTCAACTCGGCCACGACCATCGGCGTGGTGACCGAGCATATTGGCAACAACCAGAACGGCTTCATCACCACCTTCGGGCTTGTGCGCGACATTGACACTTCGGCGCTCACCGAGGGCGCGGTGGTGTATCTGTCGCCGATCACGCCCGGCGGCCTCACGACCACCAAGCCGGTGGCCCCGCAGCACATGATCGCTATCGGCTACTGCGTTCGGCAGCACCCCACCGTAGGCTCGATCTTCGTGGAAGTGCAGAACGGCTACGAGCTGGATGAGCTGCACAACGTGCAGATCACCAATCCGGTGGCTGCCGGTTCGACCCTGATCTATGACGCCACCGAGGCGGTGTGGAAGAACGCCACGCTGACTGCCGGCGCGAACGTCACCATCACCAACGGCGACGGCACGATTACGATTGCCTCTACGGGTGGCGGCGGGGGCGGCTCGGGCACCGTGACGTCGGTCGCGGCCACTGGCGGCACCGGCATCTCGGTCACTGGCTCGCCGATCACGACCAGCGGCACGTTGACCATCACCAACACCGCGCCGGACCAGATTGTCGCGCTGACCGGCGGCACCGGCGTATCGGTTACGGGCACGTACCCGTCGTTCACCGTGACCAACACCGCGCCGGACCAAGTGGTATCCCTTACCGCCGGCACCAACGTGACGATCACGGGCACGTATCCGAACTTCACCATCTCCGCCACCGGTGGCGGCGGGGGCGGCCCGGGCAAGGGG